GCAACGGGGGAAAGCTGCATCCGAACCAAAAGCCTGTAGCGCTCATGGATTGGTGCCTCGGCTTCGTGCCCCACGCCCGACTGATCGTTGATCCGTACATGGGATGCGCTTCGCTCGGCATCGCATGCCTTCGCCGCGGGATCACATACATCGGGATTGACAACGACCCTGAGCATTTCACCACGGCATGCCGCCGCATCGAGGATGCGCAGCGCCAAGGGAGGCTGATCGCATGAACGCCATCACCGGCGACCTGTTCGCCATGCCTGCGCGCCGCGTCGAGACGCCGATCGCACGACGATCCGATCCCGCCTCGTCGCACCTGGCCGCCGGCGAGATCACCGCCAGCGGCACGCGGGCGCACCAGCAGGCCCAGGCCATCGCTATGAAAAACTGTCGAACAATATTTTTTCTAGCATCGCCGGGGAGATTGCAAACCTAATTGACGGATATGGAACTCACCATCCAAAAGTGGATGAAGCCCTGACATTGAGTTGGGCTGCATCTGTTGCTCCGCGCGGAATGGTGGAAGCCATGTTGGCATTCGCAGCGACTCTTGATCCAGCACTGGAACCATGAACCCTCCTATTCCATCCGAAGTCGACCTCCGCGGCATGCCGTGGATGCCGCTCGATACAGTTCGACTGATCGACTCCGACCTGTTCGCGCTCTCGACGGGCGACGAATTTAAGGCCGCGGTCGCGCTCTGGTGCAAGAGTTGGGCTCAACTGCCAGCCGCCTCACTTCCTTCCGACGATCGCATCCTCGCTCACCTCAGTGGTGCCGGCGCGCGCTGGAAGAAGGTGAAGGCGATGGCGCTCCGCGGCTGGGTGCAGTGCGACGACGGTCGCCTCTACCACCCCGTGATCGCTAAGAAAGCGCTTGAGGCTTGGGAGCAGCGCGAGGAGTACCAGGATAGGCAGGAAAACGAGAAAACCCGCCTGCAGCAGTTCCGCGCCGAGCATAAAGCGCTCCGCAAGACGCTCCGCGAGCACGGGATAGTGCTCCCGTTCGACACGAAAATCGACGTGCTCCGGGAACGCGTTGCGAGTCTCCCTGAAACAAAACCTGATACGCCACCTGAAACATTTTTGTTTCAGGACGGAAACGCCCGCAACGCACCTGCAATGGCTAAGACAGGGACAGGGACAGGGACAGGGATATCTAAGAGCGAAAGAGAGAGCTGCGCGACGCCGGAGGACTCCCGCCTGCCCGATGGCGTCGACCCCGAGCGCTGGGCCAGCTACCGCGACCAGCTCGCCGACGACGGAAAGCTCTCGATCAGCCGGATCACGACGGCCCTGATGCAGCTTCGCCGCATCATTGCCGCAGGCCACGACCCTAACGCGGCGCTCACTGCCGCCGTAATGCGCGGACTGCGCGACCTGGATGATGTTGCAAACCGTTTGGCTCGTGAACGCGGATCGCCAGCCAAGGCTGGAAGTCCACCACGCGGATCGCTGCCAGCGCAAAGCCGCCAAATGCAGGCTATCCAAGCCCTCGAACAGGTCACCGCCCATGTCATCGAACGCAACGCCACCGCCGCCCGATTGGCTCCTCCGCGAGCTGAAGACGGGCATCCAGAAACTGATCTCGCTCAGCCTCGAATCCCCGCCGTCCGCTGACCTGATCGGCGCCACGCTGCTGACCTGGGCCGAGACGATCGCGCACGGAAAGACGTTCGACGAGCAGCGCGACATGCCGCGCTTCCGCGCCGCCTTCCGCACGCTGCAAGCTCGCTGCCGCCGCTGGCCGGCGCCTGCGGATTTCCTTGATGCGCTCCCGCGCGCCGAGCCGTCGCAAGCTACGCGCCGGCTCGAATCCGATGCCTCACGCGAAGCCGGCATGCGCCATCTCGCCGAGATTGCCGCGAAGCTGCGGGTCGAGCCCGTGAAACCCCATGCGGAGGTGGACGATGAGCCCGAAGCCACTGCGTGAGCGCATCGTGACCGCGCTGCAGCTCCAGCGCATGACCGTCGAGGATCTCGCCCTCGCGCTGTGGGCTCACCCGTGCCCCATCCGCATCGCACTGGCCAACCTGCGCGCCAGCGCCAGCATCAAGCTCGCCGGCACGATCCGACGCTCGCGCGGCGGCGCGCCGAGGAAACTGTGGAGGCTCGCATGACCGAAAACGCCCACATCGCGCGCGCGAAGGGTGGGGAGCTACTACCCCACCAGTCCACCCATGCGAACGCCGCTAAGGGCCGCGTAGATGGCTCTCCGTCGATTCTGGCGGGGGAGTCGCGGCGCTATCCTGCCAGCATCGCGCGCGCGGATGCGTCGGCCTACTACAACGCCATCGTCCCGCAAGACGCGCAAGCTTTCATCGAGTCCTACTGTGAAGCGCGAGGTCTGATCGCGCTGGAGGCCGCCGCATGAATTCCTTGGTTATCAAGGTCTACGGCATCCCCGGCCCGCAGGGATCGAAAGCGTTCAAGGGCGTGCGCGGCGGCCACGCGGTGCTGGTCGAGTCGAGCAAGAAGGTCAAGCCGTGGCGCGAGGACGTGAAGGCCGCTGCGGAGATCGTGCGCGCCGGCCGCGCCCCGCTGGACTGCCCGCTGAGGCTGACGATGGTCTTCACCCTGCCGAAGCCGGCCAGCGCGCCGAAGCGCCGGCAGACATGGCCGATGCGCACGCCTGACCTATCGAAGCTTGCGCGCAGCACGGAGGACGCGCTGACGCAGGCTGGCATCTGGCGCGACGATGCGCGGGTGGTCGAGTACGGGTTGCTGGCGAAACGGTATCCCGGCGAAGGGCGCTGCGCGCTGGAGGCGCCGGGAGTCTGGATCGAAATCGAGGTGATGGCATGACCCTCCCCATCAAGCCCGAAGTGACGATCATCGACGACCGCCTCGCCGTTTTCATCGGCGGCGCGGACAAGTTCGTCCGTCGCATGCAGAGCGAGCTGGCGCGGCTCAGGCGGCAGCAGAATCGCGCTGGCAGAGCGCAGCGGAGGCCGCAGCTATGACCGCGCCAGCCGCTCCAGCGCGTACTGCACGGGATACGGCGCAACGCGACGATCCTTCGCAGACTCGGGCGCGAGGTAGTAGCGCATCAGGCGCTCGGATATGCCGATGCGGCGCGCGGCCTCGCGTTGCGTCATCCCCGCTTGATCGAGGAGTGCCCGGAGATATTCCGGGCGCGGGTCGTGGCGTGATGCGTCAGGCTTCATGCCAAGGCGCCGTCGACGCCATGGAGCCGGATCGCCTGGGCCATCTTTGCCTCGCAGCCCTCGAGCGTCGGTGCTTTCGACCAGGATTGCTCGCGGCCGTCGTCGCCGACCCACACCCATCCCGCCCACACTTGCTGGGGGCCACCGGGCACTGCGGCCAGCTCCAAGTCCTGCATCGCCGCCTGCATCGCCGAGTGCGCTTCCTCGACCGCCTCTTGATCGTCGTCGGTGATGCCGAGCGCGGCCAGCGCTTCGCCGTCCTCCAGCCCTGCGATGACGCGCTTGCAGTCACCGATGCTGAGGCTGCTCTGGTCGAGCCGAAGATCCGCCACGATCTGGCCGATGATGTCTTGTGCTTGCATGTCGTTCTCCTGTCTGCGCCTCGCCGTGGTGGCTGGCATGAGTCTAGTATAGGCACATTGTTCCGCTTGTCAAGAACTTTATCGAAACGACAGAGTTCAGTAATTCGCGGCCTGCGCAGCATGACGCCGCTCCGTCTCACGGGCTGCGACGCATGAGCTGGCACACCGACCCGCCGCGCCGCAGCTGCAAGTGCATCGTGCTCGACACGTGGCACAACCTCGCCGTCGCGGTGTACCGGCCCGAGCTGGGCTGGTGGGACGGCAAGTGCTGGCGCAGGGAGTACGCGCTGTGCTGGATCGACGTGCAAGACCTGCCGGAGCTGCCGGCGTCAGTGAAGCGGGGAAAGTGGCATGAGTGATCTGTACTACTGCATGGCCGGCGCGCACTGGACTCGATCACCGCATGTCATCAGGGGTGGCCGCAAGATGTGCGAGCACTGCGCAGGGAAGGGGTTGCAAAGTGCGCGGGAAAATGCAAAGTCGTGCCATCGTCGTGATGACGTGATGGCCCAGAAAGATGGCAAAGCAGCCCCCGGGTGCCCCGTTCGCGGGGCGCTCACCTAGTCGCAACCGCGCCGCCGAACTCGAATCACGCCTGGTGGAGTGGGGCCGCGAGTACGGCGGCGGCAAATACGGCATCCGCGGCGAGATCGTGGACGGCGTGGTCGTCGGCTCCAGCTACGGCGATTCGCCGCTCGCTTCGCTGATGAAGTGGCACGGTCGGCCGCCAGACGGCTTGGGCTTCGCGCCAGCATCGACGGGCGCCGACGAGGTGGACGCCGCAGTGCGGGCCTTGGCGCTGCAGTCCATGGGACGATTGCCGGCCATCATCGTCACGCTGGAATACTGGCTGCCAGGCCAGCCCGTCGAGTCGAAGCTGATGCGATTGCGCAAGCGCGGCGACAACGTGGGCCGCGTGCGCTACTACCAGCACCTGCGCATCGCCAAGATCCATGTGGCGGCATGGCTGCGCATCCAGTTCAGCGAGCCGGGGGTTGTGTAATTACAAAACCCGCTGTCAAATCGCCACCGTTCAAAGTTGCGCCCGCCGAAACCCCAGCCCTTGCCGGCTGGGGTTTTCCGTTTTTTGGAGAATCCCTTGTCTGCCGAGATCGACATCTTTTGTCGCACGGCCTCTGATCGTGAGCTGCGCGAAAAGCTTGCGGGGTGGGCTTGCATCGAAGACACCTCGGACGACTGGGACGCGCGCGTCTGGGCTCGATCGCTTCGCGAAGAAATCGACGCGCGCAGGCAGGTCAGGGCGTCTGTCGCGCGATATCGAATCGCGCACCACCAGGAACGCCGCGCATGATCGACCTCCCCGCAAATCCCGAAACCGTGCTGGCCAAGGTCATCGCGCCCGCGCTCGCGCTGCTGCCGCCGCCCATGGACACGCCGGAGGCGCGCGTGCTGATGCTGGCTTTCGGTGCGCAGGAGTCGGGCTACCGGACGCGGCAGCAGCAGGGCGGCCCGGCGCATGGCCTGTGGCAGTGCGAGCGACCGATCATGCAGCTGCTGCTCGACAACCGCGCCAGTCAAGTGCCGGTACGCAACCTGTGCTCCGCGCGCGCCGTCGCGCCGGTGGCGTCGGACATGTACTTCGCCGTGGCCACCGATGACGTTTTCGCCGCCGGCATCGCGCGCCTGGCGCTGTGGTGTGATCCGCACCCGCTGCCGGCGCTGGGCGACGTGGACGCCGCTTTCGGAACCTACATCCGCGTGTGGGGGCCTGGCGCCTACACGCGCGGCACGCCAGACGAGCGCGACGCCATCCGGGCACGCTTCGCCAGCCACTACGCGGCCGCGCTTTCGACCGTACAGGGGCTGTCTGCGTGAACCTCAACGAGACCGACATCGTGAACATCATCGGAGCCGTCTGCGGAACGCTGATCGTGATTGGCACCTTCGTCGGCTGGCTGCTCCGGCACGGTTCGCGGCTGACGGGCGCCGAAGTGCGGCTGCATGCTCTGGCCGAGAACGCCGAAAGTGACCGGCGCCGGCATGATGCGCAGTGGCAGCAGATCAGCGCCGCGCTGCTGCGGATCGAGGATAAGCTGGACCGCAAGGCGGACAGGACGTGAAGCCTGCGACCGTCGCCCTACTGCAGTCCATCGCCGGCAAGCTCAACGAGAAGTCGTCCGTCTACGGCTACCTGATGCTGTTCGGCGGCTTCTACGCCCAGCAGCACGAGGGCGAGCTGGCGCACTGGGCGGCCGTGGTGTCAGGCGTCTCCGGCATCGTGCTGTTCCTGCTCGACGACCCGCAGGTACGGTTCGTTCTGACCGGCAAGCTTCCCGATGCGCCCAAGGCGCCGACCGTCACGCAGCCTTTCGACTCCGAAAAGAGGTGATCCGATGAAACGCATGTCCCTACTGGTGGCCGTGGCCGCCATGGTTTCGCTCGCCCTGATCGCCGGCTGCGGCGTCAAGCCCCAGCCGCTCAGCCCGCAGCAGATTGCGACCATCGCGTGCCCGCAACTGAACCTGGTGCACGGCCAGCTGACCGCGTTCAACGCCGCGCTGGAATCCGATCCGGCCACTGCCGCCTTCGGCAAGCAGGCGCAGGCGCAGCTCGATGCCGTGCACCCCATCGTCGCAGCGGTATGCAACGGCGCCGCTGCTGCGCCAGCCGTCGACCTGTCCAGCATCCAGGCGCTGATCTCGACCGGCTTGCCGGCGCTCGGCCATCTGGCCGGTTCGCTACCGCTACCGCCCGCGCAGCAGGCGCAGGTGCAGGCCGCGCTTGTGGTGGCAGAAACGGCGGCCGGCGTCGTCGGTGTGGTGGAGCAGCAGATCAAGGCGGCGCAGGCGGCTCCGGCCAGCGCGGCGAGTGCGGGCAAGCCGTGAACCCCATCGACTACGCCCTGCTCGCCAAGCGCGCCTACACGGACGCTCCGACAGTGGGGCGACCCGACAGCGCGAGCCGGATGCATGCGTATGGCGACGTGCACGTCTTCCGCGGCACCGACGATGCGCTGTCCGTGCTGGACGACGTGGACTGCGTGCCGACGCATGCCGGCGCGCTCGGCATGGTGCACGGCGGGTTCTGGCGCGCGCTGCAGGTGATCCTGCCGGCGTGCCTTGGCCTGCTGCCGCCACGAGCCGTAGCCGGCCATAGCCTGGGCGCGGCGCTGGCGATTCTGTACGCGGGCGTGATGGCGCAGCGCGGTCATGTGGTGGAGGTCTACGCCTTCGAGCCGCCGCGCATCTGCGCGGACGACACGCTGGCCGAGCTGTTCCGGGCCAAAGCCGTGCCGTTCTACGCCACGCGCAACGGCCTCGATGTGGTGACGCAGGTGCCGCCGCTGCTTTCGCTGCCCGGCCCGCTGACCCGCATCGGCACGCCGTCCTTTTCCCTCGACAACCTCACGGATCACGGCATCGACCGCGTGATCGCGGCCCTCGCATGAACGCCAGCGCCCGCAGCCTCGGCCAGCTTCGCCACACGATGCTCGCGCTGTGCATCCGCGCGGCGATCCTGATCTGGTGGAGCTGAGCCATGGCCTACCCACGCGAGTACGACCGCGAATCCGTGGTGCCGGCGATCTGCGAGCGCCTGGCGCAGGGCGAGCCGCTCACGGTGATCTGTTGGGACATGGGCATCCCGCGCCGCACGGTCAACCAGTGGCGCCAGGACGACGAGGAGATTGCCGCGCAGTTCGATGATGCGCGCGATGTCGGTTACGACAAGCTGGCATGGCGCACGCACCTGCGCTCTCGCAACCTCAACGAGGACGGAACGCCGCGCGCAGACAAGGACACCACGACGCGCGTACTGCGCGACCGGCTCGCCTGCGAGGTGGACGAAAAGCTGCGCGCCAAGTGGGACCCGCGCCGCTACAGCGAGCGCACCGTCACCGAGAACACTAACCACACGACCGTGGAAATCGTGGACACCGATGAAATGGACCGCCGCCTCGATCGCGCAATTGCCGCCGCCTGTGCGGCAAGCGGCGCTGGCAAGCCTGACGGCGCGTGAGCGCGAGCAGCTGGCCTGGAACTGGCAGTTTGTCGCGCGACCGTCGCAACTGCGCCCTGATGGCGAGTGGATCTACTGGCTGCTGATGTGCGGCCGAGGTTTCGGCAAGACGCGCACCGGCGCGGAAACCGTCCGGCAGTGGGTCAAGGAAGGGCACAACTACGTCAACCTGATCGGCGCGACGGCAGATGATGCCCGCGACGTGATGGTGCAGGGCGAGAGCGGCATTCTCGCCATCTGCCCGAAGTGGGAGCGCCCCGAATACAAGGCCAGCCAGCGCAAGCTGGTATGGCCGAACGGCGCGGAGTCGCTGATCTTCACCGCCGACGAGCCTGACCGGCTCCGAGGCAAGCAGCACGAAAAACTTTGGGCCGACGAGCTGGCTGCATGGCGCTACGCCGACGCATGGGATCAGGCAAAGTTCGGCCTGCGCCTGGGCGCCAACCCGCAGGCCGTCATCACGACGACGCCTCGGCCAACGGCTCTGGTGCGCAGCATCATCGCAGATCCGGCCACGCACGTAACGCGCGGCAGCACGCTGGACAACCGGGCGAACCTGGCCGGCGCGTTCGTCGACGCGGTGATCAAGAAGTACGAGGGAACGCGGCTCGGCCGTCAGGAGATCGACGGCGAGGTGCTGGATGACAACCCGGGTGCACTCTGGAAGCGTTCGGACATCGACCAGCACCGCGTGGTGGCGGCTCCAGAGTTGCAACGGATCGTGGTGGCAATCGACCCGGCCGCAAAGAGTCGCGCTGACTCCGATGACACAGGCATCGTGGCGGCCGGTGTGGCGAGCATCGAAGGCGTGCCGCACGTCTTTGTGTTGGAAGACGCCACGATGGCCATGGCGAAGCCCGAGGCGTGGGCAACGCAGGCCGTGCAGCTCTATCACCGCCTGAAGGCTGATCGCATCGTCGCGGAGTCGAACAACGGCGGCGAGATGATCGAGTCTGTCATCCGGGCGAAGGACATGAATGTGCCAGTCACCCTGGTGACGGCCACGCGAGGCAAGGAAATCCGCGCGGAGCCGGTGTCGGCCCTGTACGAGCAGGGGCGCGTCCACCACGTCGGCAGCTTGGCAAAGCTGGAAGACGAGATGTGCGAGTGGGATCCGGCGGATTCCACGAAGGCCTCGCCGAACCGCATGGATGCGCTGGTTTGGGCCATCACCGACTTGATGCTGAACGACTCGAACACCTCGATTCTCGACTTCTACCGCCAGCAGGCCGACCGCCTGAAGGCCAAAGAGACCTGACGCATGCCCACCCTGACGCCTGGCGCGAAGACAACCGACATGTCCGCGCAGGCCGCCATGATGCGCCAGAGCCCGTGGGGCCGCGTGAAGGCCGCAGTGCGCTACGCCATTGCCGGCGTGCTGCCGGACACCTGGATGTCGCCGAGCCAGCCGGTGGCGCCGGTGGCGCAGGAGGCCTTCGGCCGGAACCGCGACTATCCGGTCGGGTACAACCTGCTCTACACCCCACGCGGCGGCGAGCTGACCAGCTTCGCGCAGCTGCGCGCGCTGGCCGACAACTGCGACCTGGTACGGCTCGCCATCGAGACGCGCAAGGATCAGATCACCTCGCTGCAGTGGAACGTCTCGCACGTCGACCCCGACAAGGACGTGGACAACGACCCGCGCGCTTCGGCGATCATGAAGCTGCTGCAGACGCCGGATGGGATTCTGGACTGGGAGACCTGGCTGCGCGGCCTGATCGAGGACGTTCTGGTCATCGACGCCGCATCGATCCTCCCGCAGCGCCTCAACAGCGGCGACGTGGTGGGCTTCGAGCTGATCGACGGCGCGCTCATCAAGCCGCTGGTGGATGACCGTGGCCGCCGGCCCATGCCGCCATCGCCGGCCTACCAGCAGGCCATCAAGGGTCTGCCGGCCGTCGATTACACCGCCGAGGAACTGGTGTACCGTCCGCGCAACCTGCGCACGCACAAGGTCTACGGCTACTCGCCGGTCGAGCAGATCATGCTCACGGTGAATACGGTCATCCGGCGCTCGCTGAGCCAGTTGCAGTACTACACGGAGGGCAACATCCCGGCGGCGTTCATCAACGTGCCGCAGGAGTGGACGCCGCAGCAAATCGAGCAGTTCCAGGGCTACTGGGACACGGTGATCGAGGGCGACCAGGCGCAGAAGCGCAAGGTGCGGTTCGTGCCGGCAGGCACCAGCCCGAAGGCGCTGAACGAGCCGCCGCTGAAGGACGAGTTCGACGAGTGGCTGGCGCGCGTCGTCTGCTACTGCTTCAGCCTGCCGCCCACGGCGTTCGTGAAGCAGATGAATCGCTCCACGAGCGAGACGCAGCAGCAGACGGCCGACAAGGAAGGGCTGGGGCCGCTGATGGCGTGGGTGAAGCGCCTGGTGGACTTCCTGATCCAGCACCACCTGCAGCAGCCTGACCTGCAGTTCAAGTGGGTCGAGGAAGATGTGGTAGACCCTGGCGAGCAGGCTACGGTGCTGACCACGTACCAGAAAACCGGCGTTTTCACGATCAACGAGATCCGCGCCAAGCTGGGCGAGGATCCGGCGACGACCGATGGAGCGGACGACTACCTCATCATCACGGCGACCGGCGCGACCAAGGTGGCCGATGCTGTGAAGCCGCCCGAGCCTCCCCCGGCGATGGGCGCCGATCCAGCGCACCCTGGCGAGCCGCCGAAGCCCGGCGCGCCGGCGCCGAAGGGCACGGGAGCCCCGGACGATGCGCCGCCGAAGGGCGGCAAGCCCAAGGCCGAGAAGCACGACCACGGCCACCTGCACAAGGCCGACACGTCGGCGCTGACTCCAGAGATGGTGAAACTGCGCGATGGGTTCGCCGCGGCACTGGAGACGGTGCGCGACGAGGCCGTCAAGGCGGCGCGCCGGGTCAAGAAGGCCAGCGAGCCTACGGACGACCGTGGCAGCAGCTACGAGCGCGACGCCGAGGACTTGGCGTGGTGGGAAAGCGCCGCCGACACCCTCGACACCTCCGGCCTTTCGCTGGTGTTCGACGACTACACCGACACGCTGGAGGCAGTTTCGGCCGATGGCGCGCGCGAGGAAGTGGCGCGGATCGTGGCCGCCGATCCCGATGTGCAGCCGGCCGCCACCGGTGCCGGCTTCGACCTGTTCAATCACCAAGACCCGCGCGCTGTGGACTGGGCGCGCGAGCACGCCGCCGAGATGCTCACCAGCGACGGGCAGGGCGGCAAGCTCGCCGAGGCCACCCGCGACATGGTGCGCCAGACCATCGAGTCCGCGCTGGCCGAGAACGTGCCGGACGAGGAAGTCGCGCGCCGGCTGGAGAACGCCTATGCCTTCAGCCCGCAGCGCGCCGAACTGATCGCGCGCACGGAGGTGGCGAACGCGCTGGGCAATGGCCGCCTGGCTGGCGCCATCGCGGTCGGCATGCAGTCGAAGCGGTGGCAACTGAGCAACGACGAAGGCCCATGCCCGAAGTGCGAGTCGAACGCCGCGCAGGGCTGGATCGCGATCAACAAGGCCTACGTGTCCGGCGCGAAGGCGCCCCTTCAACACCCCCACTGCCGGTGCGTGCAGACGTATCGCCGGCAACCCGCAGAGGATTGAACCATGCAGATTTTCGCGCGCATCACCAAGGTCGACGAGGCCACCGGCAAGGTCTACGGCCGCGCCGTGCAGGAGGTCGTGGATCGCTCTGGCGAGATCTTCGACTACGAGACAAGTAAGCCCAACTTCGCGAAGTGGTCGGAAGCCGCGGCCCAGGCGACGGACGGCAAGAGCGTGGGCAACCTGCGCGCCATGCACGGCAAGGTGGCGGCCGGCAAGCTGACCGAGATCACGTTCCAGGATGCGGAGAAGGCCATCGACATCGTGGCCGAGGTGGTCGATCCGGTCGAGCGCGAGAAGTGCCTGAAGGGCGTCTACACCGGCTTCAGCATCGGCGGCCGCTACGCCAAGAAGTGGGAGGACGGCGTGGAGAAGGGCGTTAGCCGCTACACCGCCGAGCCGACCGAGATCAGCCTGGTCGACCTGCCGTGCGTGCCGACCGCGCAGTTCACCGTCGTGAAGGCGGACGGCGGCGAGGAGCTGCGCAAGTTCGAGACCAGCGTGGACGATGCCGAAGCGCTGGCGAAGTGGGCCGAAGGCCTGACCGACGAGCAGCGCGACCAGCTCGCCAAGATCGCCAAGCGGCCCGATGTCGACCCCGAGGGCAAGTACGGCAACGTCGATTACGCCGACCCGAAGAACAAGAAGTACCCGCTCGACACCGCCAAGCACATCCGCGCGGCCTGGTCGTACATCCACATGCCGAAGAACGCGGCGAAGTACAGCGACGAGGATGTGAAGGCCATCAAGGCCAAGATCGTCGCTGCATGGAAGGACAAGATCGGCGGCGAGCCCGACGAGGCCGAGAAGATGCTGGCCGCGCAGGCCGAGCGCCTGGCCAAGAACGCCAACGCCGCGCCGTTCGCCGCCGCGATCGCCACCCTGACCGGCTTCGAGCCGCAGCTGGAAAAGGGCTTGTGGGCGGTGGCGCAGTTCGCCGGGCTGCTGGAGCAGCTGGCCTGCATGGCCGACGGCGTCGACTGGGAGGAGGAGTACGAGGGCGACGACTCCACGCTGCCGGCGCAGATGCGCGCCGCGCTCAAGCCGCTGGCGCAGGCCTTCCTCACCATGGCCGAGGAGGAGACCAACGAGGCGCTGCACGGCCAGCTCAACGACGACGCAGCGCTGGAACTCGCCGCCGGCAACGAAGGACTGGCCAAGCGCGGCGCCAAGCACAGTGCCGCCACGAAGGCCCACTTCGAAGGCATGCGCGCGGCGCACAAGGCGATGGGCGAGCACCTGGACGCCCTGCAGGCCGAGCCGGACGGCGACGAGGACGGCGGTGACGCCGAGAAGCTCGCCAAGGCCGCGAGCGATCTGCAGAAGGTGACCGCCGAGCGCGACGATGCCTTGGCCAAGCTGGCCGCAATCACCAAGCAGCACGCCGACTGGCTGACCCAGCGCGCCGAGCCGAAGGGCACGGCGAAGGTCGTGGCCGTCGAGAAGACCCTGTCCACCGACGCGGGCGATCCGCCTGCTGTCGATGATTCGCCGGTGTTGAAAGCGGGCGGCACCGTCGATCACCAAGCGACCGCGCTCAAGCTGATGAAGGTCGCATACCGCAAGCCGATGACCGTCCGCTAAGCCATCCCATCCACCACCACCGACGAAGCCGCCTCAGGGCGGCTTTTTTGTTTCCCCCGAAGCCCGCGCAAGCGGGCTTTTTTCTTGGAGCTGACCCATGAGCATGAACGACGAGACCCTCCAGCTGCTGAAGGGCAGCTACCAGAACCCGCTGGCCAAGGCCGGCAACACCGTCACCACCGCCAGCGGTTTGGTCACCTACGACCTGCAGGCGTCGGCCAAAAACCTCTACCCGGTGATCACCATCCTGGGTAAGCGCGTTCCGCGCGTGCGCGGCAAGGGCGGCACCGCGACCAACTGGAAGTCGGTCGATGCGATCCAGGGTTCCGGCTGGGATAACTCCGGCTGGGTGCCGGAAGGCCAGCGTGCCGGCGCGATGTCGATCGTCACCAACCCGCACGCCGCCGCCTACGCCACCCTCGGCGAGGAAGGTGCGCTGACCTTCGAGGCCGCGTCCGCCGCGGAAGGCTTCGAGGACGAGCGCTCGCGCACCTCCATCCGCGTGCTGCAAAAGGCCATGCTGAAGGAGGAGGCCGCGATCCTGGGCGGCAATGCGTCGCTGGCGCTGGGTAGCGCCAACACCGCAACCCTGAGTGCGGCCGGTTCCGGCGCCACCCTGCCGGCGGCCACGTACAGCGTTATCGTGGTCGGCCTGACGCTGGAAGGCTTCCTGAACTCGTCCGTCGCCAACGGCGTGGCCACCAGCAAGACGGTGGCCGGCCAGGACGGCCAGTCCTTCACCCTGAACGGCGGCAGCGGCAACAAGTCGTCCTCGGCGACGCAGGCCGTCACGCTGGGCCAGACCCTGAGCGCCTCGGTCACCCCGAAGGCGGGCGAGCTGGCCTGGGCTTGGTTCGTCGGCACCGCCGGCAACGAGGTGCTGCAGTCGATCACCACTGTGCCGAACGCCTCGTTTGCCGCGCCGCTGACCAGCGGCACGCAGGCGGCCACGGCGATCACCGCCGACAGCTCGCGCAACGCCAACACCGCCTTCGACGGCCTGCTGACCACGGCGCTGAAGTCGGGCAGCGGCGCCTACGTGAAGTACTTGGGCGGCAGCACGCTGACCGGCTCGGGCGCGGGCACGGTGAATGAAATCGACACCATGCTGCAGAGCATGTGGGACAACTACCGCGTCTCGCCGACCGTCCTGCTGGTGAACAGCCAGGAGCTGAAGAACATCAGCAACAAGTGCCTGAGCGCCGGCACCTCGGGCGGCTCGGTCGCGCCGCTGCTGCGCGCGAACCGCACCATGGACGCCGAAGGCTTCATGGCGGGCCAGATCATCGCCTTCTACTACAACCCTTTCGCGCTGGGTGGCGGTGTGAAGATCCCGGTGGTACTGCACCCGAACGTCCCGGCCGGCACCATCCTGGCCTGGTCGGAAAACCTGCCGGAGCAGTATCAGAGCGACAACGTGCCGAACGTGGCCGAGATGCACATCCGCCGCGACTGGTACGACATCGAGTGGCCGCTGGTGACCCGCAGCTACCAGCACGGCATCTACGCCGAGGAAGTGCTGGCCGTGTACGCGCCGTTCGCCATGGGCGTAATTACCGGCATCGGAAATGGCTGATCGCTGGCCGTGACGTGACGCGGGGCGCCTTCGGGCGCCCTGTTCTTTCCTCTCCCTTCTGGAGAACTCCATGAGCAACGTTCCCGTTCGCGGCCCCAAGGGCTGCGCCGATACGCTGTCCTTCGACGGGCAGTCCTACGCCGCGGACAAGAAGGGCGTCTTCACCGTTCCGGTGGAAGCGCATGCGCACCTGCTGCGCCATGGCTTCGAGGCCATCGGCGACGCGAAGCCCGAGATCGTCGGCGAGGCTGACGCGCCGTGAGCCAGCTCTGCCAGCTGTCGGACGTCAAGACGTACCTGGGCATCACCGACAGCAACAGCGACGCCGTGCTGAACGCACTGGCGGCGAACGTGTCGGCGGCCGTCGAGGCGTACTGCAACCGCACGTTCGCATCGGCCAGCTACACGGAGACGCGCAACGGCGGCTGCGGGCCGAAGATGTTCTTGATGAACGGCCCGGTCACGGCCGTGGCCAGCGTTGCCGTGGGTGGCCAGAGCGTGCCGCCAGCGCCCGATGCGGCGTCCGGCGGCTACGTGTTCGACAGCAACGTGGTCTACATCCGCCCCGGCGGCAGCGGCCCGCAGGAGTTCCACAAGGGCATCCAGAATGTCGTCGTGCAGTACACGGCCGGCTATGCCTCGGTGCCGCCGGACGTGAGCCAGGCGTGCGTGCTGTGGATCGCCGCGATCTTCGCCAAGCGCACGCGCATCGACAAGCGCAGCGAGACGCTGGGCCAGCAGCAGACGCAGGCATACGACCTCTCGGACATGCCGGCGACCACGAAGCGCATGCTGTCTTCCTACGTGCGGTGGAATCTGCTGTGACCGTCTCGTTGCAGATCACCGGCACCGAGCGCGTCATCAGCGGGCTCAATCTGCGCGTGGAGCGCGTGCGCGCCGGCGCGAAGTCTGCGCTGGACGCGTGGGCGGAAGAGCTTGCGGGCTACATCGTCTCCCGCAAGCTGTCGGGCAGTCCGCTGCACCAGCGCAGCGGGCGCCTGGCGCGCTCCGTGCACCCGTTCGACCAGAGCACGCCGGATGCGGTCTCGGCCGGCGCGGCGTCGGGCGGCAACGTGCCCTACGCGAAGATCCACGAGTACGGCGGCACGATCCATCACCCGGGCGGCACGGCGTTCTTCATCAGCCAACTGCTCGGCGGCCGGGCGTTCTTCGTCTCGAACGCCTCGGCGCTCGCCGCCAGCCTGCCGCGAACGAAGCCGCACGACATCCCGATCCCTGAGCGCAGCTACATGCGCAGCAGCCTGCGGGAAGAGGCGCCACGCGGTATCGAGATGCTGCGCGCCGCCGTGAAGGAGGCGATCGCATGAGCCGCGCCAGCCGCGAGTCGATCTATGCCGCCCTGTTCGCGCAGCTGCAGACCATCAGCGGGCTGGCGACGTCGAGCCGGCGCCTGAAGAACGTGCAGGATATGCAGCCGGAAGAGCTGCCGGCGGCGTTCCAGGTGCAGGAAAAGCAGTCCGGCAAGTACACCGGCACCACGCCGACGCGGCTCACGCTGCGCGCGTCGTGGCTGTTCTACGCCCACAGCAGCGACGTGACCGTGGCGCCCTCGACGGCGCTGAACAACCTCGTCGACCAGGCCTCCGAAATCCTCGCGCCGGCCAACCCCGGCATGCGCAACACCCTCGGCGGACTCGTGGAGTACGCCGCCATTTCCGGCGACATCGAGGTCTTCGAGGGCGTCCTCGGGGATCGCGCCATCGCCATCGTGCCCATCGAGATCGTGCTCCCGGGCTTCTGAGGAAACACCCATGAACGAAGACACCGAATCCGCGCAAGCGGAGGGCGAAGCCTTGCCCGCGTCCCTGCCGCCGCCGCTGCCGCACAGCCCCGATCCGCGCGCCGTCGCGGCCGTCGAGCGCTGGTATGCCGCCCACTTCCACGCCGCCGCCGTCGCCGGCCGCGCGCCCATCACTGCCGAGGACAAGGCGTCGCTGATCGCGCACGTCTCCGAGGCGCTCACCCCGACCAAGGAGTAACCGCCCATGCCTGGTATCTCGCAGCTCGGGAGCTTCGGCTCCGGCATCATGTACGCGACCCCTTCGGGCGCGAACGCCACCCCGCTCCAGCTCGGCGCATTGCAGGACATCAGCGCCGACATCTCGCGCACCGTCAAATCGCTCTACGGCCAGAACCAGCAGCCGCTGGCCATCGGCGGTGGCGAGATCAAGGCCGCGGTCAAGGCGAAGATGGGCTTCATCAACGCCGACGTGTACGCGAACGTCTTCTACGGCGTCAGTGCCTCCACCGGCACCGTGGCCCTGGCCGCCAATGAGGCGCACAGCGTGCCGGCATCCACCCCGTGGACTGTGACCGTCACCAACTCGGCGAACTTCGCCAAGGACTTGGGCGTCACCTACGCCAACGGCAACCCGCTGACGCAGGTGGCGAGCGGCCCGACGGCTGGCCAGTACAGCGTTTCCGCAGGCGTCTACACCTTCGCCACCGCCGACGCGAGCGCGGCCGTGCTGATCAGCTACGAGTACACCAACGCGGCCAGCGGCTCGACCGTGGCGGCGGGCGCGATCCTGCAGGGCGTGCAGCCGATCATCACGCTCGACCTGTACCGCGGCTACAACGGCACCGGCGAGCGGCACCGCTTCTGGGCGGCCGTCTGCTCGAAGCTCACGATCCCGACCAAGATGGCTGACTTCGCCATTTCGGAGCTGGATTTCGAGTGCTTCCTCGACAGCCAAGGCCGCTTCCACAACATCTACACCGACTGACGGGGATCGACCATGATCCCTGGCATCGAACTGAGCAACGGGGCGACGCGGCTTGTCGTCGCCCCCATGAACCTGCGCATCCAGCTGGAAGAGCCCACCAAGGCCGACGTGGAGCGCGTGCGCCAAGGGCCGGGAAGTGACATCCCAGGCTTCGAGGTGGCGGCGCTCAACGTGTTGCTGGCCTGCACCCGGCGCAACCACCCCGACGCCACGCGCGAACAGCTGCTCGACCTGATCGACTCGGCCGACCTGTTCCCGCTGCTGGTGGCCGTGCTGAACAAGTCGGGGTTCGAGCCGCGCCCTTTGATGTGGCCGCGGGAGAGGGTGACGGAGCCGCCTCCGGCCAATCCGAGCCCCTCTCCCGCGCCCGCATCGTCGGACAGCTCGTCAACGCCACCGGCTGGCTCCCCGACGACATCCTCGACCGGCTGACCTGGCGCGATTACGCCGACCTCACCGAGTACTGGCGGGATCACCCGCCAGTGCAGTCGATGGTTCAGGCGTACCTCGGCATCAAGCCGAAGGAAACGGTGCACATGCCCACGCCGGAAGAGTGCACCGCCTACCTGAAGCAGATGGCCGCCAAGGCCAAGTTCTGAAAGGCACACCATGGCAACGAACGACGAAGAAATCCGCGTCGCCATCACCGCGCGCGCCGACGAGTACAACGCGGCGATGGCGCAGGTGGCGGCCGACACGGAGGCGATGCGCGCCAAGGTGGCGGAGGAAGCGGCCGCCTTCAACACGGCCCAGCAGGCGAAGTTTGACGCCCTGATGCGTCTGGGGACGGCGTTCCGGTCGGGGCTGGTGAACAACGAGGCGCTGGCCGAGGCCGAAGGCGCGCTCGACCAGGCCATGGCGGCCGGCGCCCTCACCGCGCAGGAGTACGCCGGCTACATCGCCCGGCTGGACGCCGCCGAGGTGGAGCTGACCGCGGCCACTGCCGCCGCCACGACCGCCACCGAAGCCAACACCGCCGCCATGACCATCAACGGCGGCGTGGCGCGCGAACTTGGCGTTCTGATTGGCGAGCTTGCGCGCGGCAACTACCACCGGTTGGAAGGCTCCACGATCACGCTGGCGAACCGCACCGGCGTGCTGGGGCGGGCGTTCGGGTTCCTGCTGTCGCCGGCCGGCATGGTG